TTATGAGGCTTTGGACTGCACAAAGAAACAAATGGGGCGCGTTTGGGACAAACTGTCTTTTAGTTTCTCGTTCAGCATATCTACTTGTGATCCATCAAGTTCTCCTATCCACTTAGAATAAACCTCGTAGACCATTTTCGAATTTTCATGTCCCATCTGGCTTGCTATGAATGCAGGATTGGCACCAGAGGAAAGTAACCAACACGCGAATGTGTGCCTCGACTGGTAAGCATTGCGTACCCTAACACCCGCATCCTTTAGTCCTTTCTTCCAGCTATAATCCACCGAGGTCTTTGCAAAGTATGGCGCACCTGTTTTTGGTTGAGGGCAGAAGACAAAACGCAGGCGATGTTCTTCCGTCTTACCATATTCTCTGGAATGTAGAGTAATTGTATGACGCTCCTGATTACCGGTTATCTTGTACTGGGCTCTAAGTGCATCAATTGCAGGCTTTAGCAATGTGATCACACGCTCCCCGGCAATCGTTTTGGGTGGAACAAATAACCCTTTGTTAGTCATGTTCCTGCTTACCCTAATTTCTCCTTTATCAAGATCAATATCCTCCCAGGCGAGCGAACAAAGTTCGCCGTGTCGCATGCCAGTATGGATCGCTAAAGTCCAGAACAGGGCGTGATGGTGAGATAAGGCAGAGATGAAAGCCTGGTACTCACCCGGCATTAATGGATCGGGCTCCTTCCTTCCACGCTTAAGCGAACGGACAAATTCATAGGGCTTGTGTGAAATCATACTACTCTGGTATGCCAATTTTAACATTGTCGCCAGCAAGCTCATCAAGGAATTTACAGTTGACGCTGCTCTGCCTTTCTTGTTCAGCCAGGGTGCTATAGGGTTTGATATATCCCCATTCAATAATTCCTTTCTATATCTGAGTAGATCCACTTGTTGAATTTCAGCGATGTAGGTATTTTCGCCTACAACACTTGTTAAAGTGGTAATTTTAGATTTTATATTTTCTAGCGTGGCTGCTGAAACTTCTATCTCCTTTGATGAAAGATAAAGGGTTGTCAGGTCTTTAAATGTTTTAAGTATTTTGGTAGAGCCAAATTTATCAGCGTTCCTAGAGTTAGGAAATCGTTCGGCATAATCAAATTTACCTGCCTGAATTTCTCCCAAAATAACAGACCGTAGATTATGTGCTTTTTTCAAATTAGAGTTTGTAATCTCCCAACCCCGCAGAACTTCACGGCAGCGTTTGCCACGAAAGATAAAACTAATCCTTATTGTCTTTCCGTGTATTTCAACACCAGTTGGTAGTTTCATCATGAATCCTGAATAAGTCTATTTATTTTCGTATAGTTATACCAAAGAGTTGCCCTGCCTTCGGTTGTATCCGGTTTAGGTGGGTGCTTTTTAAAATGAATACCCTCCACCCATCTTCCTTCTCTATATGACTTTATCTGACGAGGGGTCATATACATCTTCGCTACAAGCCCTTTTTCCATTACCCATTCATCTTCACGAGTAATATCTGCCATATAAATCACCTCAAGGCCGGGTAACTATAAAACGTTCCCCGGCTTCATGTTGATTCTCTTAAATCAGTAAAACCATTAACCGTGCTTTGAGTTGCTCAGCTCTTAGGGATAGGCCATATCTGCCACTCTCCCGGAGGGAGTTCATCAGTCACATCGTGTGAAGCCCACGCAAGGAACTTTTCTTTGCTGATTGTGGGGTAGTGACGCCCAGCATGAACGCTAGGGCCATCATATTGCACGGTAGTAGAACCGATGCGCATAATCTGGCGGTCGTTTGCATATGATGCGAACTGTCCTGCAGGCCGTGGTTTTTTAGCTCTATAGCAACGACCTATCTTTAGTTCATTGATGCTTAGTTCTTTATTTACGGTCTTTACGTTTGTTGTATTTTTCATGGCTCATTATTTCCCAACAATTACCATTATCTTTAGACAGGAGTCGCCATTTTCTGCCGACTCGCAAGCTCATATTTCCGCACTTAATACGACAGGCTTTTAATTCTCCTGAGGCATACTGATTAAGAATTGATGAAGCCTTTTTATTTACCTCGGCTGGTATACGTATTGAGTTTGTTACCATGAGTCACCTTTAACGGCTGTGATTAAAGTAGCCAGGCCTTGCAGGGAGTGTTTTACGGAATGCAGAACCTGCAGAGCGCAATGCTTGTTTTTTATTTTCCTTCTCATTACATATCTGGCAGAAATATAACTCTCTGCGATATGCCCCTCTTCCTGAGGGGCGATAGTGGAGTTCTTTACGTATGAAGGTTCCGCCGCAGCCGTAGCAGCGGTGTTTAGATTCTTCCATCAAATTTCCTTATCTGCATATAATGCAGATATATTTAGAGTGTGTTTATACCTGCCAGCTGAGGCATTAATAAAACCAAAATTAATTGTTTTGAATTAGTGGTTGATAATGTCAGTGTTTATTTTCGACATACCTAATAGCAAATCGCCATCTACTACGATTAAATCGCCGTACATATCGTAATTACAAATAACATCGTCAACGTTCAGCATTGAAAGCGGGTTAACGTGACCGTTTAACATTCCGTCCTCTGTTTGTCTCGCAGCTTCAAAGATGCCTTTCATAGAAAGCATGGCCTGATCCCACATAGAACGGTCACCAATAGCCTGAGCTATAACCAATTTGTTCTGTGCAGCTAATAACTGAGTGTTAACCATTGAATACCCCCGCAACATGTAGAATTTTCGCAATCACTACCGACCATAAAACCGTCATGGAAAGCAGTACGTAAATCAGTGAACGAATGCCTTGCTTGCTCATTTTCCAATCCATCCTTCAAACATTAATCTGAACAGGCTTTGTAATGTGGTGCCGGGTGCCTCCCGGTGACGCCAGCCAGTTAACAACTGGAGTCGGTAGCTTCTTTTCCACCCCACTCTAGGAAACGAGTGATACTGCTTTAACTGATCCGCGTGCGCATAGCCGCATTCACCACATTACAAAGCCTGTTGATTCTTAGCCTTGAGGCGGCCAACCGAACGTTTAACCTATCGCACCGTTGTGTCGATGTACTTATGGTGAGCTAAAGGCTAAATAAAATCAACTAAAAGATAAGTCAAAGGCTAAAAAAATACCGCCAATCGGCGGCATTCTTTTGAAATTGAAGTGAATTTATTTTTCTCTGGTAGTCGGATCTACGTTGTCAGAGTAAAAATCTTTGAGTTTTTGTAGCCGCATCTGGAATGCAGCTAGCATGTTGCGCCTTTCGATAGGCGGTAATTCGCGGAAAACTTCAATAAGTGCAATTTCGTCTTCGGTGTATGTCCCGCCGAGTTCCTCTGCTCCTGTAAGTATCCATGAGAGCGAGGTTTTAGCGGCCTTAGCTAGTTTGGCTGCTGACTCCTTGCTAATGGTTTCCCTCTTAAACCAGTTGGTTACAGAGGTAGGACTAACTCCCGCAATCCTCGCCATTTCTGTGCGAGACCAATGATTCAGTTTCATCAACTCATCAAGTCTTGCGGCAAGCGTGCTTTGTGGCTTTGCGCCTGATTCATGCTGGGTTTCTGTCTTCATAGCAACAATTGTAAGCCACTGGCTAAAACAATAATAATTTCTTGTTGTTGATTTTTTTTAGCCATTAGCTCAATATAATTGCACAATGGCTAAAACGAGAGGTTCACATGTCAGGTCTTGATAAGGCAATTACAGCTGCAGGTGGCAAACGTCGGCTTGCACTTGCCTTGAACATTAAACCGTCGTCGCTGAGTCGATGGATCCATAAGTACCAGGGGCAAGTTCCACCAAAGCGCGTAATTCAGGTTTACGAGGTAACTGGAATTACTCCGCATGAGTTGCGTCCTGATCTTCACCCAAACCCAACCAGTGGCCTTCCTGAGAATGATACGGCTACAGCACAGAAGGAGTCTGATTGATGGAAATCAAACACGAGCACGTTGAAATGGTTCTGCTGGCCTGGGCTGCAGAAGTTGGTCAGGCGTTCGCGGCAAATGCTATCGCTGAGGAATATGCACGTATTGGCGGTAATCAGCTGCGCCTGGTACCGGGGAAAACCTGGAGTAACCAGCAGAACATTTTCCACCGCTGGCTGAAAGGTGAGACCGAGATGCAGCGCGAAAAAATCCGTTTACTGCTTCCGGCAATCCTGCGCGTTCTCCCGCGTGAAATCCGTCACCGCTTGAGCATCTACGACACCATTGAGCGCCGGGCGCTGCTCGCGGCTCAGCACGCTATTGGAACGGCGATTGATGCGCACGATGACGCGATCGAGGCCGTATACAGCAAAGCGTATCAACCTGGCGCTGTTGAAGTACCGAAATACCACTGATTCCGGAGGTGACTATGTGTAACCAGTCTGCTGCTGAATTGATTGCTCGCCTAAAACGAGCCTATCCGGCGTATACGCCGTCTGAAGGTGATAGCGCTTGTAATGGTATCCCTAAAGCCGGATCGCGCTTCCAGCACAGGCACAAGGGACACATGGTGACGGTAATCACTGCGACAGAGAAAGATGTTTCCTACCGGAAAGCCTGCGGTGCTGTTGGTTGGGTGGGATTACGCGAGTTTTTACGGCTACACAATGAGGTTTTGGTATGAGCAATCAGGTCTTTGAAATTGTTCAGGCCATGTCAGGGCAGGGGAACTGCATCACGATCCCTGGCCCATATCTGGACTTCTTTGCAGGGGACAGGCAGCAACATTTGCTGGCGGCAATTCTCAATCAGCTGGTGTTCTGGTCGGGCAAATCAAGCCTGCCAAACGGCTGGTTTTACAAAGAGCATGCAGCACTTGCAAAAGAAGTTCGGGTTATCGAAGGGGATGTGGTCAGACGGGCCATTTACAAAATCACTGAGCAATATTTGCCCGGTGTAATTCAGGAAGAACTTCGACAGGTGAACGGTACCCCGAAGAAGCATTACCGCATCGACCAGGAAGAACTGATGCTCAAGATATTCCCGACAATTCTGGATTCGGCACAAGTGCCGAATGGAAGCAAAGTGTTGAAAGTAATGGATTCGGCAAAAGCGCCGAATGGAAACGGCACAAACGCCGAATGCATTCGGCATAAACGCCAAATCCAGGAATCGGCACAAACGCCGAATGGAAACGGCATAAGTGCCGAATCCTATCTCTATACAGATCTTAAAAATACAGATCTTAAAACAGATCTTAAAAACCAAGGGGGGAAGGCTTCCCCTGTGGATAACTCGACTAAGTCGAATCAGGAAATTGAGATTCAGGACGCTACCGAAGACAGCAATCTTGCTACCGATGAAGACTTCGATCTCGCGATGTGGTTCTGGTCAACCATCATCGAAATGTACGAACGAGCGGCTGAATTCGACGGCACCCTGGCGAGACCAAGAGAACCAAATTTTGTTGGCTGGGCGAATGAAGTACGCCTGATACGCCAGGAGCACGGCTGCACCTACGAACAAATCCGCACGATGGTTGAGCGCATTCAGCGTGATCGGTTCTGGTGCCCAAAAATCCAATCCTTGCCAATGCTGCGCAGCAAATGGCCTGAACTGGTGCTGAAGCTGTGTTCTGGAAACCTGGCAACAGGTAATGCGTTCGGCATGGGTGGTGGTCTGGATACACATATCCCGAAAGGGTTCCGGGGTTAACAGGAGTTATTTCATGAAAACCAAATATCGCAATGAAATTACAGCTTTCGAATTCCTCAAGACTAACCCTGATTTGACGTCTGCTGAACTGGCAAAAGCTATGGGGCGCGGAGTGTGTTCAATCAGTAGCCACATGCATCAGTTGCATGCCATAGGCAGAGTTATCCAGACCGGTATTCGCGACGGCGTACCCACCTGGCGAGTGAACGATATGCCGTTTGGTTGTAGCAACCCGATTCGAATGATGTTCGACAACCTGCTGAAAGAATGCCGCGCGACGGCCTGATGAACCTGACAAAGAGAATAAATCTGATGGAAAAAATCACTGACGTTTTAAACGAGCTGGGGAAAGTGACCTGTCGTGACCTGGCGAAGTATTTCGACCTTTCAGCCCCTGAAATGCTGGCGCGTCTGCTGGTGCTGGAGAAAGAGGGCAAAGCTCAAAACCTGAATGGTTACTGGATGACTGGGGGTACTAAAGAACCTGCTCAGCTGAGCCATAACCTCACCGAACTGGATATGAAGCTGCTGCACTCGGTCCCGGTAGGCGTCTGGTTTGAGTGGCAGTCATTGGTCGGCACCGTTGATCGCCCTCACTACCGCTGCGGTCGCCTTGTTGAAGCTGGGTTTCTGAATTTAAAGGTTACTAACCCAGATTGCCCGTATCACAGCACGCAGTTCCTGAAGCTCCGGGAGGTTTCACGATGACATCAGAGACTTTACCAAATTGCCCGGTTTGCGGAGAAGGAAGGCCGCGACAGATAGGACAACATCGGGCCATTTATACAGCTCACATGCACCTTGAATGCACTAAGTGCCATTACCGCATCACACGAGCCTATATGGCTGGCTCAGAAAGAAAGGCGCGGGAAGAACTAAGAAAAGAGTGGATTGCTCAGGCAGATAAGAAAAATAGCGAGAAGACAAATGGCTAAAAACTCAATAGACGCATACGGCGCCAGCGGGAAAACCAACGTACTTAACTTTGAGCCCGAAAACCTTTACCTGGTAACCGATAAATCGCACCCGCTTTACGACGAGCGGATCCATCTGCCAATCAATGAGCCGATGGTACTGAACATCATGGACCAGGGCGTTCTTGAGCCGATCATCGTCTGGAAAGACCCGGAGACAGGTCGCTCCTGTGTTGTCGATGGTCGCCAGCGTGTGCGCCACACCATTGAGGCGAACAAGCGTTTAGCGAAAGAGGGTAAACCGCTGCTGATGGTTCCAGCAGTCACTAAGCGTGGTTCTGCCGTTCGTATGGCACAGGCGATGGTAAGCGCTAACGAAATCCGCCAGGCAGATACGCCGCTGGGCCGCGCT